AACCAATCGTATCTTGTATCGGCAATACTTTCTTCTACTAATGTATTAGAACCACCGACTGCTAATGAATCTTGGTATCCAACATTAGAAAAGTGAACCACTTCAAAAGAATAATCTGCGTTTGCACTTTCATCACCCTCAGTCCAACCTGATATATGACTACCTTTAACGACTTTAGAATCTCCTTGACTCCAAGCGTTAACTGATGTTTCACCTGATTCTATCCAAGTAACTAAGTCATTGTCAAATGCGATATCAAACCTAAGTGCTGTAATATCTTCACCTACATCATCTAAGGTAACTTCCATTTCCAAGACTTTATCTCTCCAACTATCAAAGTTGTTATTATCAAAAGCTTGATTGTTTGTGTCTTGTGCTAAAAAATCATCTAAATCTTGTGTAACTGAATTTTTCCACCAAGTTTGTGGTGAATCCCAATTACCTAATTGTTTTACTCTTATGATTGGGGATTGTCCAAAGACCATTCCAAACATAACTGCTGTCATAACTATTTTCTTCATAAAATGAAACATTGTTTTCTCCATTGAGTTTTATTCAGTAATAAATATAAGATTGTTAAAAATTAGACATCAAAACGGACTATGAAACTGGTTTCAATGTCGTCTGATAATTTTATAGGTTTAGCAAGTTTTCCGTGAGCCAAGAGCTCATTATTTTCGCTATATAGTCCAATATCAGTTACAAAAGGTTTAAAATTAGACTCAGTTACAAATCCTAATGCCTCTGGTGCTGCATTATAAAATGTAGCATAACTTCCTGTTCCTTGTCCTGTTGGTTGGTCACCTGGTCCAAAGTAATTGGACATAGACACAACACCCTCAGCCATTGTAATACTACCACTTCTATCTGGTGTAATACTAATATTTGTAGTTGTGTTGAACTCAAATGGTTTTACTCTTACACGATATTCATATTGATAGTGAGTTTGAGTTGCTTTATAATCTAACCTATATGAAGTTCCAAATCCAACATCTTTATATGAACCTGTATCGGTCATTACTAATAGTCCTTGTTCATAGAAAATGTTTCCTACCTCACTACCACTACCACGAGTTGCGGCAGTAGTTAAACTACCACTTAAAAAATTATTTGTTTTGAATGTTGAGAAACTTGCTGAGTGATTGTTATCATATAGATTACCTTCCCCGTCATCTCTGATATCAAATGTCTGTCCACCAACCGTAGCTGATAGTTCAATACTACCTGGTTTTATTTTTTCACCATACAATTCTCTCGCTACACTAATTACTGATGCCGAGTTATGTAGGTTTCTATTCATAGAACCAGTATTTACATATTCTCTTCCGTGTTTAGAATAAAATAGATTGTGCAACATAGTATATGTTGGTAATCCAAAGTAATTTGTAGATACTGAACCTGTTGTTATTGTTATGGTTGCGTCTGATGAACTGACATAATTAAACTTAGAACCTGAACGAGCTTTGATAGCAAATACACCACTACCACTATCGTTGTTAGTGAATGTAAAGTTCTTAAAGGATTGAAAGGACTTTATAGTTGCGTCGTTATCTAAGTCAAGATTTTTGAACATTAGTTTGTCCTAAAAATCAAGTTTCACTTTAATAATAGCTTCCCTTGAATATGATTTTAATAATGGTTTACTTAGTTTAGCAATCGCTAATAACTCATTCTCATCATTGTAAAGACCAACTTGTGTAATAAAAGTTTTAGGGTCTTTAAAGAAAGTTCCTTGTGTTAGACTTCCGTCTGAACCAGTAGAGAAAGTTGGATTAGAACTAAAATTAAAGTCTTTATTATTTGCTCTAATAAAGTAATTTGTTGAACTAATTTCTTCTTCTCTTCTTGCTTGGAAACTTGAACCTGATTTAATTGAGTTATAGAACTTTTGTGGTCTATTATCAAAAGTATCTGAACTTCTTGGATTTACTGGGTCTGCTAAACCACCACTCGCTTCCATTTGAGATGCGTCTAACAATATAATTCCTAAGTCTGGATAGAATAATCCTAATCCACCACCTGGTTGACTTGCTGCTGCTGTATTGATTCCGTCATTAATGGAACCACTAACAACATTGAATACTCTACCACCCTCATTTACGAGTGGATTAAGTCCAGCACCACTATCATCAATTAGTTGAATCTTTGCTGCTTTACCAGCCATTTGACCGGTTAATTGTAATTCCCAATTACCTGGGTCAATCTTTTCTCTTTGTCTTGCTCTTTGAAACGAGATAAAGTAGAAGTCATCACTTGATGAAGCTGCACCTGTAAATGAAAATTCATTTGTGTTTGGTGCCAAGATAACATTTCTAAATTGTCTATATAGAGCTGCTGTCTGTCTTCCACCAGTTGTTAGTTTAGTTGTATTACCTGCTGAACCACTTCCGTGAACATTTGCATATCCAACTGCGATTTGTGTTTCTGCAGATGTGTCTGTATTTGGGTCTACATTATATAATTCTAATACTGAACCCGTAATATTTCCATTAAGTGATTGAGTAAAAAATCCAGTAAGAGTTGAACTTCCACCCGTCCACAAACCACTTGATATGGTTGTTCTTTGGTTTTCAACTACATCATTTTCTGGATTAAATCTTTGAAATGCCATTATCTACTCCTTATACTTTACTTGGGTCAGCTTTTACTGAGATAGCTACGGTGAATTGTGCACCTGAACTATTACCAGTTACTGACAAGTTTGTGTTTGTTAACGTTGTTAATGACCTTGAAATCACTCTTACACTTTTACCTACAACTGATATAGAACGTTTTCTTTCTGCTTCATTCATAAATACTGGTGTTGTTGCTCCAGCGTTAATGAAGTCCTGTTCTTTTCTTACATTACCACCACCTGTTAATGATATATTAGCAACATCTGCATTAAACAATGTAAATGTATATGTTTCATTAGGTGCGTTTCTTGTGTTAGGCGTTACGGCTTGTGTGATACCAGCTCCATTGAAAGTCAATGAAGGACTTGGTAATTCCAATATAGGAAGTTTATTTGTTTCCTTTGGAAGTGTTGTTAATTTATATCTCATTAATTGATTTTCATCTACGAACGCTTCTAATAAAGGCATATTTTCTATTACTGCCGCATAAAAGTTTGACCCATTTGGGTGCGCTGTATCATAAAGATTATAATCAACCTCGTCGTCTGCTAATGCAAACTTCGTAATTTTAAATTCGTTTTGTCCTCTTGCCAAAAGTTCACGACCTTTTTTTGTCAAGATGGCGTCTACTGTTATACTTGTATTATCTAAAAATCCCATTTTATTTTGCTCCTGTGGATATGATATAACTATTCTTTTTCAATAATAAATATAAGAAAGTTAAATTTTCCATTGTTTTATTCTGTTCGTAATTTACTTGTATCTGAATCTTGTGTCTTTAATACGGTAGGTGCAACTTCATTAACTATTACTGGTTCTTCCCCGTCAATTGTGTTGTCCCTGGTTAAAATATTTCCTTGATAAAATGCTCTAAACAAGTTAGTTGATACTGCCATACTTTCAACATCTGATGCTTTGAATGATGAACTATATGCAACACTCGGTCCAATAGAAGCACTCAATGAACTCGAGTAAAAGAATTCTCTTTCCTGAGACTTTTCTGATAATCTTGAACCTGAAATATTAGGTTGTAATACTTCTGTAAATATATTGTTATGTGAACCGGAAGAAATACTTGCCGTAGCGTATAATGTTCCATACTCTCCTCTTTTATCTATACCATTTAGTATCATTAAAGAACGATTGTTTAAAAATCCTAATGATGAACCCGTATCAAAAAATGCTAAATTAATCTCTCCACCATAGGTTGTATATTCACCACTTGTTTCAAAATAATTATCATTAGAACCCGTTATATATCTTGTAATAAGAATACCCTCATCATATTCTCCAGCGTTTTCAAAAAATGTATTTTCAAATTCTGGTCTTTGACCTATAATTTGTTTATTTCTTTCTAAGATGTTTGGTTCAATCAATACACCGACACTTGTTTTTGCTCTTGCTGGAACTAATTGTAAAAGTGTATCGTAAATACTACTATCATAAAATTGTAGTATTCTTAAATAATCAAAGAAGTTATTTGACATATCATATCGTTTAAAATATTCTCTTCTTAAATGTCTTAGGTCTTTATAAAAAGATTTGTATTGGTCTCTTGGGTCACCAATGTAATCGTCAAAATTAAAGTCTGCAATACTATACATTATATCTTCATTGACTACATCAACTGGTGAGAAATAAATTCCTAATGAGTGGTCGTCAAGTGGTGCAAAATCGTCATTAGATTGTTCCCGTCTTTTATCAACCAACAATGAACCACTACCATTTATATCTGGTGGTAATGTTGTGTCTTCAATTCTAATCTTAGTCGCATTTCTACGAGTTGGTCCTAAACTTGGAACTCTTAACTTTTCTTGGTCCACTATTGTTCGTGAGAAGTTTCCTGTAAATCCATCTACATCAACTGATTGTGCTTCTGTATATAATGATAAGTCGTGTGCAGTATTTGAAGAAGTCGCTGATGATGATAAATTTTTGTTTTCATCTAATTGATAACGAACTAATAACTCATCAAATGATGATGAATAACTATTACCATTATATGCTTTAGGTGTTCTTGTATGATTATCAAATACACTTGAACTTAATGGTTCTGACCATAAACGATATTCCATTAATGAACCAGTAAATTGATTTCCAAATGAACTACCACTACCACCTAAAAACACGTGTCCACTTGAAGTAAATGCCGCATTAATTGCAGAAGATGTTACTTCCATACTTTGACTATCTTGATATAAAATCTTTTGTCTTGATGATTCGTAATACTTCGTAGTTAATTCAAATGATGAACTAGCGTAAATACTATCATCATCAAATTCTGTTCCATTACTTGCTGACTTTCTTGTCAACATTACTGACCACATTTCATCATTATAAAATGGTTGTTCTGATGAAGTGATATAATTTACACTTCCATCTGAACCACTAATAGTAAATCTTAAATGTCCATATTCATCTGTTTCACCATTATCTTCTAATGATATAGCAAAGTTGTCATCTTTTTGCAAGATTACTTGGTCTTGTGATTTAGGACTTCTAAATCTAAATTCTATTGTGTCTGGAATTAATCCGTCAGAAGCTGCTTTCCAATTAGATTGAATATATTGTGCCGCTCTAAAATCTGTTGCTCTTGTAAACTTTCTTTTGATTTCATAACTTACTCTTGTTCCTTTATCTGGTCCACCATACTCACGAACTCTTAACATAGAACTCGGTATACCATAACAATTTAGTAATCCTTTTAGAGAACGTTCTGTTCCTTTTGTTTTAATAAAGAAAGGTAGGTTTGCTAATATTCTTTTCCAAATCTTTTCTGTTACCTCTTCCTGTGGTGATTCATATAAATCTGTTCCGTCTGTATTTTTACCTAATAAATATGTTGGTAAAGTTAATAAATCATTACCACTATATAGATTCATACCGAGTGCATTTGCATAATGTATTGCTACATCTTTCGATATACCCTCAGACATTTTATTTACTCTTACATTTAAATCAGTAATGGATTTAGTATAAGTCCATATTTCATCAAATTGTTGTCCAGTCATATCCATAAATTCTAAGAATACATTATTTTGTGTATCAGCGTAAATGTGTTCTGGTAATGAATTTCGTAATGAATTCATATTTCTTTGGTCGTAATCAGAAGACTCTGTAATTCTTCTATTGAACCAAGTATTAGCATCTGAACTACCTACTGCTGCTAATGTATATGGTGATGATGAGTTTGTCTTAGGCCAAGTTGTATCGTGGAATTGTCCAGCTGATGAACTCACATAAGATGAACTTTCAAAATACATATGATGTTCAAATGGGTCAAATGAATTTTTAACTCGTTGTCTTTTTCTTTCTATCTCTTGGATAGTTTCTAATGAACTTGAGATACTAACTAATGATGAACTATCTGAATTATATCCCTCAATTAGTTTTATTTTTTTCTCAAAGTTTCTAATTCTTGTTTCTGCACTTGAGAAATGAACAAAGTTTCCAAAACCATAATCGTCTGACTCTATTGTTAAATCAGTTGTTGTTTGACCATACTCTATATTTGGTTGGACATCTAATAAACTACCCGATACTAATAATCTTTCTATATCTCTTGAATCCTCATCAGACTCACTTAACAATCCTGTATGTGTGTTGTATTGTGTTCCTTGAAAATTTATTGGATTATCTTGTGAATTAAAGTTTGGTAGTCGTAAAAATATTCCGTCATCTACATCATCTTCAAATGGAACTAATCTCACACTATCAACATAGTCTGGTAATCTTTTTTCTACAAATGAAAAACCCTCACCAAACTCAATATCATTTGATAGTGGCAGTTTTGTTTTTAAAATTCTTTGTTGCCCGTCAACACCTAATACACTATTAGTAACAAGATAATATTGTGAATCAATTTTTGCATAAGTTTTATATCGTTCTATATTATTCTTTACATAATTTACTCTAAATCCCTTAAACCTATTTGCTACTTGGTCATCACCTTTATGTCCGTAAAGATTTACTCCATCATTATAAGATAAAGAAACACGAATACGATTACTATCTATAACTTCTTCAATGGTAGCAACATAATCTCTCGGTGATAAATTAGCTTGTTCTTGGTTAGGATTAATAATTACTTCATCAGCTACCTGTTTATATTTATTGGTAAATTCACCATTTGGTTTAATAACTTTTCTTTTAACCAAATCATCTTTTGAAAATGCTCTATCTCCCAATCCGTCATTAACCAATGATGCTTTTGTTTCATCACTTACAAAAAATACTTCACCTGCCTCATCTCTACCACTTTCAACGTGTTCTCTAAATTCATCTCTTACTGCTTGAATACTTGGTGGTGGGTTTTTCGGGTCAAATCCTGCGTCCTTTATAGGGTCAACAATCATTTTTCCATCAACACCAATTTCCTCTAATACTACTCCACCCGGACCCAATACTTCTATTACTCCGTCTGGTCTTACGATTGTAGGTGAACCTTTAAATGTTGGTCCCTCAACTATATTCTGTGGTTTTGGTTGTGGTGCAACCACTTTTGCTTTTGGTGTTCTTGCTGGTGTAATTCTTGGTGGAGCTGGTTTTGTTGATTGTTTTTTATTTGAACGAGTTCCTGCTCCTACTTGTCTTGATTTACTTGTTGCTCTTGCCATTAGTATCTACCCCCACCTTGTCGTCTTGTTCTTCTTGTTCTAACTGGCGCTGACGCTACCTGTGGTCTTGGTGTTCTAATTGGTGCCGTTGCAACTCTTGGTCTTGTTTCAACTGCTTGTCGCACTGGTGGTGGTGAAGGAACACCTAAAGCTGGTGGTGCTACTACTCTAATTGGTTGACCACCTATACTTCTTGTTGGTCTCACTTCTCTAACTGGAACACTTGGTCTTGGTCTAACGATTTGTATTACCGAACGAACTGGTGCCGGTCTTGAAACTTTTTTTGTTTTTCTTGTAACTTCTATCTGTTCATTTATAACTTCAATTATTGTTTCTCCGTTAGGAACTCTTTCTTTTTTAAGACCTGCTTTAATATTGTTTCTGGCATTACCTCTTTTAGATTTTACTTTTCTAACATCTACCTTAATAGGTTTTCTTTTAATACGAACAATTTTCTTTTTCTTTTTAATCTCTATTGGTCCACCTAAAATCTCTTGTTGTCTTACATCACCTGAACCTAAAACTCCAATCCCCGTTTTTACCTCTTTGAAATCTGGTAAGTCTTTAATGAAAGGTCCTTTTGGCGGCGGCGGTGGTGGTGGTAAAATTAAATCTTTTCTTTTTTTCTCTTCCTTTAAATCAACATCAGAAATAATTTCATCACCTTTTGTATCACCTTGACCTGGTCTATTTGTTTTAATATCGACCGGAAATCCATTTATGGTTTGTGGTTTAGGAACTGGTCCATTATCATCTATTGGTAATGGTTTTATTTCTTCTAACACCTCTATATTTTGTGGTCCTATTCCTCCTGGTCCTGGATTTGGTGTTGGTATATCTACCCTTATTGGGGTAAAGCTATTATCTTGGACTGATAATCCTGTATTTCTTGAACGAGCACCTTGTGCTACTTCTGCTCGTCCCGTTTTCCTACGAATTCCGTCAGTTCTTCTGTTTGCTCCTATGAATGCTCTTCTTGCCATTAGTATTGCTCGTTTGCTCGTTCTTGTAATGCTCCGTCTGCTATTTCTCTTTCAATTGGGTCTGGGTCATTTAACATTATGTCAATTAATTCTTTGTTTGATATTCCATCACTTCTGAAATCAGAAGCTGCTCCATCACCAAGAAGTTCTTGTAAATTTGGTTTATCATCATCATCTAATACAATATCACTATTATCAGTATCTTCATCTCCATCAACTTTATATAGTTTTGGTATAACGATTTGACCACCTACCATATTTTGTGTAAATCCTCTATCTGTTGGGTCTATGTCAAACTCTAAAACCTGCGGGTCTTTAGATTCAAATTTTATAGAACCCATATTTTGTCTACTTACTGGTTTGTATTGAATCATTTCACCCATTTCCGCAAACTCGTGTATATATTCTGAATTTTTTATTTTATCATCAAGTTGTAATATAAATTCTGTTCTGTCTGGTGATGTTTCTACAAGTTTGTATTTCATTTCTTTTATGAATACTTCCTCACGACTACTCTTATCTGATTCATCTCCGGTAGATTTAAAAAACTTTACTTCATCATTTACTACATCTCTATCAACTTGTCCATCAAAGATTATTCCTTTACTATCTACAAATTGAGTAGTTTCTCTACCAGCTAATCTTCTAAGAAACTTATATGTAACATTATAATCACCCTCACTAAATCCTAAATCTCTTAGGTGCTGTCCTACATCAAGGTCTATAAAATCTCCGTCATTTTGAAAGTTAACTTCATTAAGACCCATAATTTTACTGATAAGAAAATTATCTTCCATATCATAAACATATAGAACCATAAAATCGCTTTCAAAGTCTTTTCCCCAACTACTATAAACCTTTTCAGGATTAAAGTATTGGTTTCTTTCTTGTTGTGTAAATCCGTATTCTAATGCCATTATGCCTCATCCGGTTGGTATGGAAAACCTAATTGTAACCAAATTTCTTGTCCTCGTTTGGTATGATATAATTGTTTATTAATTACTTCATCATATTGATAAGAGTTTAAATCTTTTTTTAAAGAACGATAGTTGTGTCTATGACCACGACCTCCACCTGGTCTTTTCTTTTTTCCTTTTTTTGTAAATCTTTTAACACTAAGTTTATCTTTTCTAAATTCTTCCCAACCTTCAGCGTTTTTAAATTTCTTTTTATTTCCAACGAACCCCTTCAATGTCAATGGTGGTCTCTTACCTTCTATATTAAAAAACTCCTTTAATAGTGAGTGTAATTTGTCAGTTGATATATCTGGTGTAAATTCTTCATTAAAGTAAACATTCATAACTTGAATTAAATTATCTCGTTTTGTCATTTGGAATTCTACTTGTTCGTCTGTTGCTTCTTCAGTAGCATTATCTTCTTCCTCATCATCTTCGTCTGGGTCTTCTTCGGGTTGAAAGTAATGTGTAAATTCGTTGTCAATTTCTCCCTCAAAAAAGTATTGTGCATTTTCTAAACGAACTTGTTCAAATTCTTCTTCTAATGAAACACCTGGTGTTTCACCCTCAAATGAAACTAAAAATCCCTCATCATCTCTAAGTGGTGTATTGGCATCTACTGAACCAGAAATAGCTTGTTGTTGTTTTAAAAAGTCTATTTCCTTTTGATATTCTATTTCAGGACCATTAAGTATATTACTATATACTTTAGATTTTTTTGCTGCTTCACTTGGTAAATAAGGCATTGTTATCTCACAACTCTAAATTCATAATTATCATCATAGAAGTTTATTTGTTCGTCTGTTGTTCCGCTACCACTAACAACCTTAATACAAAAACGATAATCTCTTTCTGCTTGTAGTCCGTTCATTTGAACTCGGAAAAAGTTTCCGTCCGAATCACAACTAACTCTTGAACCACTACCAAAAGGTATGATTACTTCTTCAGTATCAGCGTCTCTTACTTCATACTCTACTGAAGCGCTTGGTAAATATTTAACACCTAACTCACTTGGTGTTGCGCTGAAACTTGATGAAGGATAAAGTTCTCTACCAACGACTCTAAATTTTACAATTGATTTTTCTTTATATTCTGTTTTCATATTCTTGAAATAAACTTTTAGTCTTTCTAAGTCTGTTGAACTTAATGGTGATAAACTTCCTGAGTTCCAAGATGAATCGTCCCACTCAACTTCTAACTTAGGTGGATAGATTGTATGTGTTTCTCTTGAAAAATATTTTAGGTTTCCTAATCTTGAACTATCACCCTCTTGTCCTGTATTGAAATCAAAACTTGCAGTTGCGTGATTGTTTCCATAAGAACCACTATCTTCTCTCTTAACGATAAATCCATTGTTTGGATAAACTGAACTTGAGTAAATAAAATTGTTTACCAAGTTTGTTACATCTGCCCTAACATCTTTTTTATCAAATGTTAAATCATAAGATGAACTAACTTCATATTGACCATTACTCGCAGTAAACCAAGAACCACCTTCAGTCAATACTGAACCTGTTACCCAAGGTGTTTTTGCCTCGTGGTTTCTATATTGATATGTAGCTCCATTATCAGTTACTGGGTCGTGGTCAAGTTTTCCTGAACCTTGTTTCCAACTACCACTAACCATATAAACGTGTAGTGGTTGTTCAACTTCTACTTCTTCTGAAGTTGCGTCAAATAAATTTAAATAATATTTTGCAGTAGAAGGTATCTTCCCGTCCTGTATAGACTTAGAGATAAAACTTAAATCAAAGTCAATCAATACTCTTGATACATTACCTACCGTACCATTGTTGTTTACAACTTTATTAATTTCCAATATTTCATCAATACCAGTATTTCTTGATGCTGTTGTTCCACCAGAATAAAGTGTTGTATCTCTTTTACCAAATTCAAAATAATGCATTATCTATCTCCCACTACTCTACCCTCAATATCGCTATTTGGGTTTTTTAATTCAAATATACTTGGGTCTAATGATGGATAAATGATTCCGTCTTTTGTAGCTGATAACATATCATAAGTATTACCACTATATCCAAGACCTGTTTCAAACTTATTCTCAATAAGTATAAGTTCGTTGTTTGGATTATTTTCTGCTGGTGGAACTAATGATACTACACCCTCACAAGTAGAAATCTGATATGCTAAATCACTCAATATAATTGGTTGATTCATTTGCCACTTCTCTACTTGAAAGAATTCTTTTACTTTTTGTATTGTTCTAAACAATACATCATTTTTATTATACCCTCTCTTTGTAACAATATTATATTTTACACCAAAGTTAATTATGTATCCGTCTTTAATATTGATAGCGTCTGTTAATAATCTATATTGTGAAAGATATGTTTTAACATTTTGTTTTACTGCTCTATTCAATCTAACCAAACTTTTACTTGCGTCATATCCTAATAAATACATATTTAATGCTAATGGATTTTTTACTTCTGTTCCTTGACTTCTTGTATCAACTACTAACCCATCATTAATAACTAATTGTCCATTCTGTTCTAATTGTTCATCTTGAACAATAAATGCTTTTGCTACATTACCATATTTTTGTGGTAAAGAATAAACTCTTGTTATGTAGTCTGCTTTTGTAACTGCTCTATTTTGTGCATTAAAGTAAGCAGATGCATTTTGTTTTATTTCTGTAATGGTTTCTGTTGAAGCCCCACCCGAAGCTGGTTCTTCATTAATAGGTGTGATACTTGCTTTTACCGCAGCTAATGTAGTTGCACTTAAACCTTGTGTAGTATTTGTATAAGTTAATCTATTAAAAGATGTTATACTATTTGTTGATACATTATGTTCTACTGCTCCACCATAATTATAAGATACGGTAAGTGTTGTGTTACTTGGTGCTAATCCAAATGTTCTTGTCTTTAAGAAATTACTTGGGTCAAATGACTCATCTAATCTTGATACACCAAGACCTAACCTTGAACCGACATTGTCTGGATTTGGAATTATTTCTTCATCTGCATTATCACTAATACCTGAACCGAATCTCAATTCCATACGATTGTCATCACGAGCTCTTGTTGTAAATCTTCTTGATGCCTTTATTAATTTTAACAAATAAGGTGTATCAGTTTTAAATTCAGCTAACGCTGGGTCATTGAGCGTTGAATTTTCTTCATCTTCAAAAACCGTATCCTGTGCTAAAAATGGAACTTCATAAAATTTATTATTTTCACTATCTGTAACTTCAACTATACTTGTAACTTTATCATTAGATAAAATAATTTTATCGAATTCTTTTGCACTTGTAAATGTAAATTCTTCTTCTTCTCTTACACCAGATTGAGCCATACCTTTTTTAGTTAATCTAAAGTTTGTAGGAATATTACCTGATGTGGGTTGTAATGCTTTTACTTCCATATTATCTAATGAACTTGATACTTTAAAATCAACATCATCTAATAATGTAAATTCTGTTCCATTATTTGCTACCAGAGTTGAATTGGATTCTATCTTTCCTGCGAAATCTAAATTGGGTTTGTAATTATTTGCGTCGATAGCTACTGCTGGAACATCAATACTAAATGTCATCTCAACAATAGCAGGTGATGCTAATCTTGGTTTATACCCATATGACTGAGCGATTGACAATACATTTTTTCTTTCTTCTGCGAATTGAATTAAAGTTTCTCTGAATTGGTTATCAACATAGTAATTCAATACATCTCCCACATACGCTGCCATTTCAACAAACATCATACCTGGTGATGCTTCATTAAAGTCATTGTATTGATTTGGGAAATATGATTTCGCAAACTCTATTAAGTTTTCTCTAATATCTGTAAAGTCTCTACCGAGATAATTTACTTCTTTTGATAATGTTTTTTTATTTGTTCCGTAGTCGGACATTTCTATTCTCCAATTCTAAAGTCAAATGATAATAGTTCAATTACATCTGGATTAAGTGTGACTGAAAACTCAACCTGAATATTGACTTGATTTTGTTCTTGTATAGTGAATACATTTATAATGTTGATATAAGGTAAGAAAGTATCAGTAGCTGTTCTAATAGATTCTTCAACTCTATTTGGAATATCTTGTCCTTGTTCAAAGACGATATTTTTTAAACGACTCCCAAAGCTTGGTTGAAAAATTCTTTCACCTGGTGTGGTAAGTAATAGATTTCTAAGATTTGCTTTTGATTGTTCTAATACGGTTTTCGTTTTATAGAAAAATCCCTCTGGACTATAATCCAATGGAAATCTTATTCCGACATACTTGTCATCATTTCTATCTATTTCTTTTACACTTCTTGCCATTATGGTCTAAACCCACCTTCACCTGTTTTCTTTTTATTAATTGCTTTCATCAAACCAGAATAATCACGAGTTAATGCATTTTGAACATCTTCTGGCACTTGGTCCACATTTACACCTGCTTTCTTAATTGAATCAACCGCTGCCATTTCTCTTGCTTTTTCTTTATTCTGTCCACGACCTAAATTTCCGTAACCTAATACTTCTGCCATATTATCACTACCTAATACTCCACCACCCAATGAAGGATATTCATCTTCCATTGGTGCACCTAATGGTTTGGTTTGGTTCAATACTTCATTTAACGCTGTGTTTTTTGTGTATTGTTTTTTAGGTTTTTTGATAACCTTTTTAGGTTTAGGTTTAGAAATCGTTTCTGCTAATTTGATTTCTTTTTCTTCATTAATAAATATCTCGCTAAGTTGTTTTTTAACTTCTTTGCGAACAACTAATTCAATTATATTTCTTAATTTATTTTTATCCATTATTACTCCTGTTTTGCTAATTGTGATATTTCTGCAAGATTAATTACTTGCTCTAATTGTGCTACATCTTGTTGACCTTGTGCAGCATTTCTTGTCAATTCTTGTAATTGTGGTGAACCACCATTTAAAAAGTATCTTTGTAATTCTTTTGAAGTAGCGCCATCTGATATAACATCTCTAACATCTGTTGTATCTATTTCTGGGTTATCTGGATTACTTTCAAACTCATCAAGTGTTGTTATAAAATCACTTGGTTCTACTTCTCCATTTTCTACGATTGAATTTAATTGACCTCCTACTTGTTGTGCACTTTGTGCTAATCCATCTGCTACACCTTTCATAACTTCAAGTTTAGCTTTCGCTCCAGCTATATCAGCTAACACACCATCAAATCCACCAAGTGCGTCAAGTCCTGGTAAACCTGGTAAACCAAGTTCATCTAATACTTCTTGAAGGTTTACCATTTCAAAATCAAATCTTGGTAACCATTCTAAACTTATAAATCTTTTAATCATTTCTATATAAAATTTTATTGCGTCGTATCTAATTTTCATACCTACCATAAAACTTGGATTAGGTATTCCACCTGGTAATACTGGTGGTAGTATTAAAAAAGGTAATGCTTGTAATTCTAATTTAAGTATTTCAACCATTGGTCTTAAGTCCCCAGCTCTTTCTTTTATAAACTTAGGTAACATTATATCTCCGTCTGGATTTGCTATATCCCTTTTTTGTCCATTAATAGTTACAAAGTCAATAACACTATTTCTTGGTCTCAATCTAATTCTGTCTGCTGCTTCTAATAATATATCACCATCATTTGAATCAATAAGAATACTATCCTCTGATACAATTTCAATACCAGTATCTCTTGCATTTAATTCTATCCTGTCTGCGTCCATTGTAATGGTTGCTGCTTCTTTTACTTCTGGAAATATTTCTCTACCTATTTTACTAAAAGTAACTTGTTCTTTTATACCAATATCAATAGTTGCAATATCAGCGTTATTGATATTTATTATACCTCTACTCTCTTCATCACTACCAAGATTTATATAGTTATCAAATCTACCTTGGATAAGTGTTGAACCTTCTTCAAAAGCTTTAGCTGTTGGGTTTATATCTTTTTTTATAGTTCCAAATAATCGAGATAAAATACTTTCTTTTGGTGTTTTTACATCTGTGTTATCTACACCTGGTGAAATTACTTTTTCACTTTCTCCTAATTTCTGGTAGTTTACTGAAATATCAGTATCACTTAATCTTGCTAAATAATAATTTTCATCTTTATAACTAAGTCCTAACCACAATTCTCCAACCATAGGATATTGAATAATATTAGAATTACAAGGTTTATAATTGTTAACCTCAGAATCTCCGTGTTGAGAATAAACATATCTACCAACAACTTCTTGTTGTTTTGTTTCAGCATCAGTTTTTAGTTCTAAAACTTCAAATACTTCTAAACTTGAGTTTGATTGAGCATCCGGAACTTCAACCGATATGTTTCTTAATATCGCACGAAGTTCATTTTTTGTGACTACACCATTACCTTGAACACTTACATTATCAAGCGGTTTGTCCACTATATTAGCCATTTAACTTTCCTTACTGATAGAGCTTTCTATTTCGTCTTTTTTGATTTGTAACTCTTGAACATCTGTTTCTATTGCACTCATCAGTTGTTCTTTTTCTGCTTCTGATAAACCGAACTCACTATCGTCAGATGTTATTCGTTTTTCAGCTGCTGTAATTCTTTGAACGATTGTTGCTAACTTAACAAGTTGTTCGTCGTTCTTTACATTGATTTCTAAATATTCTTTTAGCATAGGAACTATCTGAACGGCTGTATCTCCGTCCTTGATAAATCCCACAACCTCTTTCATCAATACTTCTAATTGTTGTTTATTGGTTTTGGAATTATCGTATATGTCCTTGAAGACATCTGATAAGGTTTTTCCCTCGAATATTTCGTAATCTTTTGCCATAGTTTTTACCTAACAATAAATAGTAAATAGTTAAAAAATAGGGATATATATTTATATACTCGTTGATTTTTTTGATTTTACCTTATAGTTATTATACGAAGTCGGAAAAACTCCGATTTTTATTCATTAAAGGGGGAAACTAAATGAAAGACACAATCAAAATGATTATGGAAGGCGTAAATGGTATTAAAGACCTATTGCTTCACATAGTCGGCTTAGGTGTTCTCGTACAGTTAATATTTGTAGGGGGATTCTTAGGTATGGATATTGTCGGTAATTTGATTAGTTTGGTAAATACTTTCGCTAACGCGGGATTTGCCGGATTTATATCACTAATTGTGATACTCGGATTACTCAATAAATAAAGGTGGAATTAAAAAGGGGAATAGAAATATTCCCCTTTTTTATTTTACAATATATCCCAACTACCAGTATATTTAGTTTCTATACTTCCGGTAGCTAAGTAATTCTTTTGTAAATTAACGTGATGTTTTTTCAGAACATTTATTACACGAGTAATATGTTGAGTGTTAGACCCAGTCATTTCTCTAATCAGAATATATAATGCTTTCTTATTAAAGTTCTCAATGTTTTTTCTTTGTTCCATAAGATACAATACTGAGTTAGCAACATCAATATCTTGCTTTCTTTTAAACACGGTAGTTAAGTTGTTGGACCAATAGTCTACGAATAAATCCATATACTCTTTCTGTCCTTCTAAAACATCTTCTCTATTGGTTTCCCATAAAGCATCTCTTTTGTAATCAGTCGCTTCTTCTCCGTCAGTCTGTTTTAGTTTTTTGTAATTATTGTTGTTGTGTAGAATCAAATAGTTCTTAGCAACAATACTAAAGTAACTAAATGCTTTACCTTTACCCTCGGTAAATTTATGCATATTCATATACAAGAAACTAACAACCTCGTGCATAACATCTACACTTGGAACATCAAAGTAATAAAACTTAAATGTATGAATTATATTTTCTGCCAACTTCTCAAAAGGTTGTCTAATATGTTCATTATAAATTCGTTCTCTCATATGTGGACGAGTTTCTTTATTATGTCTAATGATTGCGTCTTCTGTTCCTTGGTGGAAGTAATATCTTGGTGAACCCTTTTTTGCTTTTCTTGGCATTATAATTCCTTTTCTGTTATTTCGTTTATTTCATCTACTGCTTCTTTGATTGCTGTGAACACTACACCGATTTCATCATCAGCTTTAAATGTTCCTTTATTATCCAATTCATCTAAAACTTGTTTAGTGTCTTGTATTCGTTGTGCATAATCCTCTATCCAAGTTTCTAATCGTTCTGCTTTTCTCGTTAGATTAAATGTAGTCCAACCTAACATCAAAACAATTATACTTAGTAATATGTATCCTATCATTTCTTTGGTTCTCCAAATAGTTCGTTAAATATATCCTTAGCGTCTGTGGTCTTGGTATTGAACTTTTCCTTAACCTCAGTATCTACTGCTTGTTTGATTTTGTTTACTGATTGTTCAACCTTAGCAGATTCTTTTTTGTCTTCTCTGTGCCACTCATCATACTCGGTGTGTGTAGCCATCATATCTGCTTGGTGTATAATGTAAGCGATATTACTTTTTAAACTCCAAGCTGGATTATATCCTTTAAGATATTTTTCGTTAGCGTCCTCATAAAGTCCGTCAGCTAATTTCAATCCAAGATATTCCCACTCAGACATTTCTATTCCGTAATGTTGTAGAATAAATAATGACCTATCCGTAACATTCATATATGAAGATATGTTTTCATTATGAGTATAGACTTCACCCATATTTTTTACTCTCCAATCATTGTCTTGAATTATATAATAATCATTACCCTCTAAGTCTCCAATCTTTCCTAAGTCGTGGTGCATAGCAGCAAATATTAATTCTTCATCTGTAAAATTAATCATAGCTCCATTTGACACCCAGACATCTTTAATTTGTTTTGACATATTGATAACGTGTAATATGTGTTCTACATATCCACCCACCATAGCATTGTGAAATGCTTTTTTAGCACTTGCTGGTGCCACGACCATTCTGTCCTCAAAGTCGTCATACATTTTGTTGAGTCGTTCTAATCTATCCCCACTAAATGTATTGTTGATAATTGTTCGTAAGTCTGTCCAATTATCTGTAATTTGTTGTTCTGTTAATTGCTTCATTTTTCAATAACCTCGTATCTATTTTTTGTTAATCTTATATCTTTTTCATTTCTTAATCTATTTCTATATGGTGTCCATTTTATTCGTAATCCCCAACCACCCATATGTTCAATTATTTCTTTTTTTGTAACTGACTTTCTTCTTCTTATAAACTTAACTATTTTATCATAGGATTCAGTTTTAGAAATAGTTTTTAAATCTTCTATTGTTGACCAATTATCAAACCAGCTCAATACTCTACCACTCCATTTGAAGTTTGGTAATAATGGATTTAAATAATCCTTTGCCTCTTCTCTGACATTTGGATTATCTAACATATTTTCTATCGTTGATAAGAAATCTTTTTCTTCATACAATAGTGGATAATCTTTTCCAACCATTTCTGGATAACATAATTTATTCGGTAATACATAAGGAACACCTTGACTTAATCCGTCCGTTGTAGATATGGACCAAGCACTATAAGTTTTAAAACACCCAACACCCATATGCATTTTACGAACGAAGTTTAGATATTCTTCTCTACTGGATAGTTTAACTCTTTCGGCATAAGGTCTGTCAAGAGTTGTTAATGTTGTAAAGACTTTAAAGTCTTGTCTTGTTTTATATAACTCGTCCATTTGTTCTACGAACCAACTATAACCAGTATAATCATTATCTCTATGATTGAATAAAATTGTTTTAGGTTCATACTCGTGGTCTGGTGAAACATCATCAATACCAAGATAGTGTGGTTGAATAATCTTTTCTAATTTACCAACTTGTTTATTATTTAAAAGTTCCTTACTTTTTTCAATAGTAAATTCTTTTAACCATTCTGAATTAACACCACACTCTTCCATTTCTAATACACCCAATAAATTCTGTGATAGCATTGTTGGTGTATAGTTTGAGTTTTCTTTTACTTCAAACCAATGTGAGTATCCAATGATTGGTAAATCTAAATTCGTAGAGTTCTTAAATAAATTACTTATTGCTAAAGTTTGTTCTGGTAAATGACTATATATAATATCATAGTCTTCATTTCTCCAATCAATAACTTTTAAGATTTCATCTGCATTAAAGTGTGTTCTCATTTTGTTCGGATAACTTGGCATACTGATTATCAATTGTTCTGTATTTTCGAATTGTAAACTCTTGACATGCTTTGATGTTAGTATTGTCCAATGAATATCATCACGAACTTTATTTAGTTCTTTAATTACATTTCTCAACACCACTACATAAGAATCCTTTTCCAAATCCTTTTGAAAGGTTTCATTTGGGTATACGAGTATTTTATACTTGTATGCTTTATCTTGATAGTGTTCAAAGAAGTTATCCATTTTGAATCATCTCACAAAATTTCTTAGTGTTTAGATAAGCATCCATTTCTTCAGAAAGTATATTCGTTGGTTGTTCTACATCTTCTTGGAAGTGTGTAAAGAATTCTCCGTCAAGATATAAATGATTCTTTTCAACATTATCTGAACCCTTGTAGTTATTATCAAGAGCCGGGCCCATAAAAGTATTTTCATCTGTGTATAGACCACCATTTGCTTCTGATAAGTAGTGTGATAATTGTAATCCACTATCTTGACCCGTTGACTCTAAATTGATTTCTACAATTTCCCAACCATTTCGTCTTCGTCTGTCAAACATCTTGAACTTCATTGGCATTCCATACAACTTAGCTAAATCTCTCAATTGACGAGTTTTTAATTTTTTAAGTTTATCAACTGACACAATACCTTGCTGTTGAGCTTTTTTAAATCTAATAAAAGATTCAACCTGTGGTTGAAAGAAATTTTCTTCTCTTTTCTTCCAACTTTGTCCAGATTGTATTTGCTGTTCATACTTGTTAGTTTCTGTTTCTATAAAGTCTATAATATGCTCTATGAATTCTGTCATAATAGCATTAAATGTATTTTCTCTATCACGAGATAAACCGAGTTCCTCACATATATGAGCGCCATATCTCACATAAAGTAAAGCGGTATCCATACTTGAAGCTTTTACTTTTAGGAATCCGCTAAATGTTCTGTCGTTATTAAGTTCTTGCCATTCTTTATAATGTGAATCAACCGCATCTGATAACCTTAACCAAAGATTAATACCATTTGAAGAAATAAGTTCAGCGACTGAAATAAATCTTTTTGACCACTTAGTTAATACCTCCGTGGTAATTCTATCTTTATAAATTGAATCCACATATGTAGAGTCATTTTCTGGACCACTTAAAAACTTATAAAGTCCAGTTGCAACTTTTTGTTTAAGACTCACTACAAATAACATCAATGGTTCAGTTTGATAACCAGAGAAATTTTTTGAACCTCTACCACTTAAGAAGTTATGGTGTTCTCCTCGTAAAACATAATTATCCGCACATACTTTGTCAACTTTCAATTGACTATAACCCCAACTATCTTTTTTAATCAAAGTATCTGTTAATTCAGTTAAAGAGTGGTTGTGGGGTTCCCAATTATTATCTAACTGATTGATAGCTTTAATTTCTGCTTTATGTGTGTCTATTGTTTCTAACCTTATTTCAATGGTTTTTTCAGCTGTCCAAAGGTTGTTGAATATATGACTTGGTAAAATTTCTTCAAGTGTAAATTCATCTTTTGTCAATAATAACTTCTGCATAGTAGTATTAGTAAATACTTTTAATGACTTTGATGTATCTTTTCTTTCTTCATCAATTTTTATTAGTCTTTGTCTAACCTTTTTCCAAAACTTAACATCTTTTGATAGATTGTCATTGACAAACATTTTCATTACGGTCATAAAGTGTCCTCTATCTTTTGCTAATAAACAATCGTGCATAATAATATCTGATTCACTATTGTTATGTGGATTAGAAATTAACGATACGGGTAAGAAATTAAATCCAGAATCTCCCCATAACGCTCTTATAAGATAAGCTACTTTTTTAACCAACATAGATTCTTCGGAAAGAAATGGTTCTCTATTAAATGGTGAGTTAATGATTGCCCACCTTTCAACTTCTGTAAAAGCATTGGTTAATCCTTGCTCTCGTGTAAGATAATACATATATCCTAATGGCATTCTAACTACCTCTTCAAAAGCTCCTATGTCACCATTATTAACTTTGTTAATTCTTTCTTTTACATTAAGTTTTGCAACTCCCTTTTCCAATCTATTTTTATACATTAAATAATCTTTTTCTACTTTAATAATAATATTATTTGACTGATTTTTCTCTGGCACCGGAACAAATTCATTATTAGTAGTCATATATAGTTCCTTACTTTCCGCTGACGAGACTTCTTTAATCTCTTTTTTATCGTTTTTCTTTTTTATTATTTTTTCTACTTGACTCATTATCTACCTATATCTCCTAAGTATTTTTCTTTTGCTTCTTCCCACGAGATGTTAATCATTCCGGAATAGAATAATTTCTCTGGTTTTATTTTGTTTTGTTCTAATAGTTTTTCATATCGTTTGATTGCTTTACGCTTCCACCAACTATCTATATACTCTATGTCTCTGTCAAACATATTTCTGATTTCCAATTGGTCTTCATTGATTTCACTTCTTAGAAATTCTTTTCCATTTTGATATATGTTAGCAAAATAACAACCTCGTTTAAATCCGTGTTCATACTTTGCTCTCTTGATATCTAACTCTTTATATATCATTTGAATAATCTTTTGTTTAATACCTGTAACGGGTTGTCCGTTTGCTCTTACACCAACTTTACTATCATATTCTTCTCGTTTATTATCTTTAATCCATTGGTGCCAAGTATCATAAAATGTATCGTCTGGTTTTAAACTAATCTTACCTTTGGTTTCTCCAAGAGTTTTCCATTGTGGTATTCCATTATACATTGAGTGAATACCATACAAAGCTGTTGTGGATATACCGACTAATGTTTGTCCATATAGTTTCTTCCAAGTATCACGAACTACATTTGATGTAACCATTTGTGCTACTAACTTACCACCCAACATATTGAAACCTAATGGTTGAACACAACATATCGTAGTTCCGATTGCAGTATGATTTAACTTACCCTCTTTAAATTTATTTTCTTTTGTCCAACCGATTAGTTCATCTCTAACTCCTAATGAAGTTACATCACTACCTAAACAAATCATACCTAATACTTTACCAGATACTTTATCTTTAACATAAAACTTTACATTACGACCTGGATTTGCTGTGAACTCCATTGAGTGAATTAGTCTTCTTGTGATAATCCAATCCTCGTTTGCTTTCGCATTACCTTGTTCTACTGGTTCGACGATTGGTTCTATTGAATTGATTTCTTGAATTGTTAATTCTTTATTATAGATGTCTGTTGGTTGCCAGATAGTCTTTTCTAATCTGTCAATCGTATCTGCTCTATCCATAAAGAATTGTGGGTCTTTATTGAACTCTTCCCACTTCTTCCATAATACTGATTCTTCTACTGACATCTCTTTTAGAAAGTCCATATTGTCTATGAACTTTTGTTTCTCTGCTTCGTAGTTAAACTCAGCTTCACCGAAAAAGTTTTCAAAACTCATCTATAACCTCGTGATAATATATAGTTGTAAAGATAAAACAACAAATGCTAATATTGTTCTGATGAACTCCATTAGATGATTGTGTCGGTCAAAAAACCTTTCTATCTTATACCATACTGATTGTTTGTATTTTTTATATTCTTTTTTACTCATAATTCTATAACCTTTTTATTTATACTAATATACAACATTTTTGTTCCGTTGTCAAGAACTTTCTTTTAATTTGATATAAATTTTATATCCTCATTTAAATTTGCTTTCTTAATTGTAGCACTTGTAAACTTATATGGTTTAGTTCCTGGTGATTCCAAGATATCAATACGATTCACAAACCTTGCATTCATTGTATCTTTAACTTGATAGACTCCGTCTTTACCATCTGTTCCATTTAAAACAATAAAGTCACCATAGTCTAACCAACCACCCCAACGCTTTAATAGATTTCTACTCACCGCAACATACTTGTATTCTGATGCTTTGTGTATTCTGATTTTAGTTCCGTCTGCTAATATGTTTGGTGTTCTATCGGTTTGTCCTCTGACTGGATGGTACATTGTAACAACAACATCAAGTCCGTCTAATCTATAACCATTTTCTAATTCATCAATTCTTAATTGTAACCTAACTCTATCGTCTTCCAACGAATCAATCGTTGCCATATAATATTCACGATACCCTTTGAATAGTTTATCCCAAACCAATCCATTGAATAATGTAAAAATTGTTACAAATATAATAAAATATTTTTTCATAGTTTCCACTCCTTTTATAGTAATAACTATTTAGTTCCTATCTTTTTCTGTATATAATCTACCATTTGTTCAGCGACATTTATCTTGGTATATTTTTCCATACCTTGAAAACCTGGCGCAGAATTAACTTCACATATTACATACTTACCATTATCAAATAACAAGTCTACACCCGCTATATCTAAATCTAATAATCTTGCACACTCACCACCAATCCACTCAATGTCTTCATCAATCTGATAAGGAATTGCTTCCCCACCTCGTGTGATGTTTGCTCTAAAATCTCCGTCAATGGATTGTCTCATCATACAACCAACTACTTTTCCATTGATAACCAATACTCTTAAATCTCTACCCAATGAATCTTCAACACATTCTTGAATAATAATGTTGTATCTGGCATTAGATAGTTCTGCCATTTTCATCAGTTGTCTAAATTGTTTTCTGTCCTCAACCATAAAGACTCCACTACCATATGAACCACTTAAAGTTTTTACAATCATTGGATACTTGATATTGTCCTCTACTAACTTTACATTAATTGGATGCTTAACCAACATAGTTTTAGGAACTGGTAAAGATGACTGACCTAATATCTGTTGTGAATATAATTTATCTTTAACATTATCAATAGCATCACTTCCGTTAATCATCACAACACCCAATCTTTCTAAGTGTCTAATGATTGCTTTGATAAAGTAAGTCGTTCCACTACCTGTTCTCGGTAATACAAAGTCTGGTAATTTTCTTGGCACTCCGTCAACTATAATAGATTTCCTATCATCTCTATCAACGAATATATCTACATCTTGTGGATTAACTACACGAATCTTAATGTCTCGTTTTTCAAACTCATCAACAAGTCTTTGGACTTCAAGATTTTCTCCTAATGATTTTTTATGTATTATCCAGCCGTTCATTTTATAAATCCTTCAATTGCTAATTCTTTGTGTTTTGCCTCTACCATAATATCTACATCATTACCATATGTATTTGGTAATTCTTTAATCAAGTCTGAATGTGCTTGTGGTCTAATTGTTTCATCTAATTGGTGTTCTGCTTTTGATTCTGAATAATGAACTACTGGTGTGATATCACCCCAAGTAGATAATGCCATTTCCAATGCTTCTTGTTCTGTTTGTCCACCGGTATTGAATTTGTAATGATGATAATCAAACACGATTGGTATTCCGATTCGTTTGTGAATACCCTCGTATAAATCTTTTACTGAATACATTGATGCCTTGTCGTCGTTCTCGACGGTAAGTCTTGTCTGAACTGACTCTGGTAGTCGTTCAAAGTTTTTACAAAATCTATCCATAGCACTTTCTTTATCTCCATACACACCATTACAATGTATGTTGAGTTTGTTGTATGGTGTTCTTGATAAACCCATAAAGTCAAATATGTCTGCGTGGATAGTTAAATCTGTGATTGTGTTCTGAACTACATTTTCATTTGGTGATACCAATAC